CCAGTAGCGTGTGCTGTCGGCAGGTTTGGCAGTCCGATAGACAGGAGCGCCAGCGGTGCCCGTGCTGTTGGCCCCCGCGTAGAACTCACCCGGAGACGTTGCTGCGAAGCCGATGCTGCCCATCGCGAGATAGTCGATGCCGCTGGTGCAGGAGCCTGCAAGGATGTGGCTTGTCCCCGTGCCTGTCAGCGTGACGACGTTACCAGATGTGCCTGTGACGCTCCACTTGCCAAAGGTCTGAGTGGTTGTCCCGAGAGCGATGGTGTGGGCGACGGTCTTCGTGGAGGCGAGTTCGGTGAACTGGTTGTTGCTGCTGATCGTAGTGGTTGAAATTCCTGTCGAGCCACCGATTGTCAGCTTGTTGTAGGACGCACCACCACCGTCAAATGTCCGAGCAGTTGTGCTTGTGTCTGAGAGCACGATATTCGCTGTGCCCTTGTAAAGTATTGCGTTCAGACCCCAGACGTTTCCTGTTCCAGAAAGCGTCCAAGTTCCAGACCCCATCTTCAGAACAGTGTTAGAGACCGCACTAGTGAACCGCCCCGCCGTCACATTGTAGCTAACCGCATCAAACGTCCCAGAGGTCAGCGTCACGATCCGAGCAGAGTTGAGTTCCAACGCATCAGCAAGTTGCACGGTGCCTGTAACGCAGTCGATGTTGACATTGCAACCGAAGGCTATGCCGTTGCTGGTGATGGTTTGAGTGCCACGACCTGCAAAGATAATCGTGCCCGTCGTGCTGCTAGATGTAATCCCTGTGCCAAACAGCCAGTTGCCGTAGACCGTAGGCGTATTGGTGCTGGTCGTCAGCGTCATAGCCGTTGTCCGAGCCGACATGTTCACGGTGCCGATGTTGAAGGTCTGAACCGTCACCGTGCCAGCAGACCCAGTGTTGTCGAAAACAGCCGTGTCCTGAGCGAGCGGAAACTCGTTCACAGCAGGTGTTCCACCTGAGCTCGGTGCCCACCCAGTCGCGGACCAGTTTTGCGTCCCTGCAAGGTTCCAATACACCGTCTTTGCAGCGGGGAAGGTCACACCAGAGTTGCCGCCACAATCGCCTGCACGGGTCGGAGAGCTACCAGCGGCGGTGCCTGCAATGGTTATGTCACGGAAGTCGCAGTCATTAGCGGACAGGGTGCCGACAGTCAGGGTGCGGGTGGTGCCGTCCGTATCACTACGGAGCATGATCCTGCGGACAGCAGATGCACCAGCGGCGGTCAGAGTGCCTGTGATAGTTTGGTTGCCAGCGAAAGAGACTTCACGCAAGCCAGCGGAGGACGGAGCGGTGATCGACAGGCTGTTGAAGGTGTTGGATTGGTTGATGGTATGGGTGCCAGCGCCAATGCTAGTGAAAGACACATCATAAAATGTTTGATTCCCGCCGCTTATAGATGGGCTTGTAGTGGTGCAAACAATAGACGAAGTGCCCGCATCAAAAGTCAGATTAGTTGATGTTCCAAAATTAACTGCTGTAGTCCCACTCAACGTCACCGTGCTGGCACCCAGCTTAATCTCGCGCACGTTGCTGTTGCCGGACGACAAAGACCCAGCCGTCACGTTGTAGCCCTTGGTGTCGAAGCTGCCGTTGCTGACGTTAAGCGTATTGGTGCCGATGTTCAAAGCGTCAGCGAGTTCTACAGTGCCGCCGTAGGATTCAACAGTGATGCCGCCAGAGAATGTCTTGCCCGCGCTGGTGATGACTTGGGTGTTGCGGCCAGAAAAGGTAAGAGTAAAAAGACCACTAATCGTAATCCCAGAGCCAAACGTCCAGTTACCGTAGATCGTCTGACCAGCGCCGAGACTAAGTGTCAGCGCACTCGTTCGCGCACTCATGTCCACCGTTCCCGTGTAAGGGATAGCAGCGTTCATCGTGTGGGTGCCAGCAGTGGTGCTTTGATTGATGACAGCAGTATCCTGAGCCAGCGGGAAATTGTCCGTGCTGACAGAGCCGCCAGACGTATCTGACCATTGATTGTCCGACCAGTTGCCAGTGCCGATGCGATAGCAATTTTTCGCGGTGCTGAAGGTGATCCCGACGTTCCCGCGCAGATCACCAATGCGAGTGCCCGTAAGCGTCCCGCCAGTGCCAGTTACGCGAATGTCGCGGAAGTCCACATCCGTCACAGTGCCGATAGTGGCGATCTGCATGTCCCGCGTCAGGCCGTAGGTCGAGGAGCGAAACCACGCACGGCGGTTGCCCTGAGTGCCAGAGGTCGAGAACGTGCCAGCAATGACGAAGTTAACACCGACAGCGAACTCCGTGACGCCATTCGCAGCAACGGGCGTGAACGTCAGGTTAGCGCAGGTGGCGTTGTCCGTGACCGTGACGGTGAAGTGAGTTGCAGTCGTGTTCGAGTTGGCGTCGAAGATCGCGTTGTCAGAGGCCGTGGGAACAGAAGCGCCAGAGGCGCCCCCTGACGTTGTGCTCCACTTGGTTGTGGAGTTCCAGCTTCCCGATCCACCTACCCAATAGCGATCTGCCACCTTCAGGCCCTCACATACTTAACACCGTCGATCTCGATGAACTCAGGTTCAGGCTCCTCGGCGGGAGGCGCTGTCACCACGGCGATCCAGTTGTCTCGGCGCTGCACCTTCATGGCTTCGATCTCAGCGTCACTGAGGCCGTGATTGTCAGGTAGGTGCAAAGCATCGCGGAACTTGCCGTGGGGGGTGTCGAACTCGAAGTCTATCTTCATTAGAACCTCCTGCATTCGCTTGAAGAGGATAGACTAGATATCAAAGAAAAACCACAGCCATTGAGGCTGTGGTTCTTCAGGCCGGAGCACAGCCTTCAGGCGATGCGAATTATCGCGTTTGACGCATCTGCCGTCGGGAACTGAATAGTAAACGTCCCCGCAGTAGAAGTCTTGTCAGACCCGAAATCAAGGACAACACAAGTGGGGTCTCCGGCTGCGGTGTCGTTGTAGATCAGAGCGCCACGGGCCGTGATCGTTGCAGTGGTAAACGACAGATCGTCGAAGTCAGTGAACGCAGTGGTGCCGCTCGTAGTGGGCGTGATGTTTGTCAGCGTGCCGCCACCGGCAGTGTACGAGCCGGAAGCGCTGACTTCATTCGAAGAAGTGTAAGCAGTCGTCGCAGCCGTGAAGGATGCGGAGTTGGTATAGAGTGCCAGCTTGAACGTGTTGCCGGTCGAAGCGGTGAAGTTGTGGACGGCTTGCATCAGCTCCTTCTTAAAGCTGGTGCAGAAGAAGTTCCCAGTGAACGCCATGTCAGAGCCTCCTGATAGTTTCGGCCAAGTCAGGATGACCCGCATCCCTCAAGGCATTATACACTGTGGTGCGGTCATTTGCTATGGCCTCACGCATATAGCGGACAAGCAGCGTCTCGATATGGCCCTTGAATGCTCGAGCCTGATCTCGAATCGCTGGATGCGCAGTGTCGGCAACACTGACGATCTTTTCGGCACAACGAGGGGCAAGCTCTTCCGGCGTGAAACCACGGTTCGATACGGTGCTCACTGTGACCAGCTGCGAATAGCGCGGTAGCTCCATGGATGCTGCAATCATCACTGCTTCGCCCTCATCACCATGCCGACACGATACTGGTCGGTCGTTTCCTTTGCCTCGCCAAGCATCTTAATCCCGATGATCGCCTCTTGGAATCGTTCGTTGTAGAGCGCCATGATGTCGGGCTCGCCTTTCATGAAGATGTAAGCCTCGACCAGAGATCCGTAGAGCATAGAGAGCTCGGCGTTCTCACTCAGCCATGTTGTTCCGCTGTCCGGACCGGCAGTCAGGCTGGCAGGGCGGTACATGTAGTGCAGCTCCATAACATAGTTCGAAGCAGGCGTGGGGGCCAATATGAAGTTGTCCACGTCAAACTGTGCATAGTAACGCGGCGTGCCAGTAGTCGAAGCATTCGGCGTGTACGTCTGCAGGAAGGAGACGTCTTTGAAGTCGATGAACGTCTTGGTTCCGCTGACCTCGAAGCTAAGCGAGAATGGCGCCAAAAAGTCCGAGGGGCATGCGAGATACTTGTTGGACGCCGTGGCGCTAGCCGTGACGTTCTTGCGAAACAGGCTTAGTTGGACATTCTTGAGGATCCGCTCTTCCGCCGCGCGGATGAACACCGGAAGGTTATTTACGAACGTCGTTTCCGTGTTCTCGGTGTAGTCCTTGATGGCCTGCTTCAACTGGGCGTAGGTAAAGCTCATGTGATCACCACCGTGACTTGGCCGACGTACCCGGTTGCCTGCAGCCGGTTGGGCGGGTTGATGCCGTTGTCAGGGGGACCCCCGACAGGATTCCAGCTCCACTGCACATCGCGCTGCTGCACGAGGTCCTGCTCCGGGCGAGGGTTCTTCAGCGCCTGCGGATCAGGGCCCACCTTTGGCGGGTAGAGCTGAGGGTGCTTGGGGTCGTACTCGTCAGGACCTACGAGTGCGCCAGTCCACTCCTTCTTCATGTCCCGAAGTCGGTACCGGAACCCGGACCGATCAGAAACACCCCACGCCCACTTGCCGCTGGCGAACGTCATGACACCCTCAGCGATCTCACAGACGGGACAATCGTCAGCGGAACGCGGTCGCGATCCTCTTCCGCCGCCCGCTGGAACTCCTCCTCGTACACAGCCTTTAGGACCGGCAGGCGATCCGGAGCTCGCTTCATGGCCATGTAGTAAGCCAACCCCGCAACCATGCACGGGTAGAACCGGAACGGCATGTCGGTCGTGTTGACCATGTCGTCGGCGTCCTGCAGTCTGCGGACATAGTAGTAGACCAGCTGATCCGTCGAGTTCTCCGGCGTCTGCCACAGCGTGATGATAGGCTGGATCTGCCGGTTGAAGTAGAACTGGCTGGGGCGCCCCTGATCCGTCTTGTTGGGGAAGGTCAGGTAATCGCCACGGCTGATGCGGTCCATCTCGTAATCTGTGCCGTCCCGACGGAGCACCATCTCCAAGATGTCGACGACATCGGCCGCCAACGTGTAGGTCGAGGTGCCCTGTATCAGGTTCGTCGTCGCCTGCGTCACCGTCCAGAGGTTCAGCCCACGGTTGGCCCAGTCCGCAAACATGAGGTTGAGCGAACGCCGCGCCGTGCGCGCGTCGTAGCCCGTGCGAACCTCGAGGCCACACCGCTCATACGCCTCCTCGATGATCTCGCCGACATCGAGGTTGAAGTCTCTGGATCCGGACGTGGTCACTTGCCGCCCCTCTTAGCCACTGACACTCGCTTCGGTGCTCCCGCAGGCTGGCCGAGAGACACCTTCTCGCGGATCTTGCTGCGCTTCTCAGACGACGACATCTCGCCGGATGTCTTGGGGGTCTTCTCACTGACCCTCTTGCTCGGTCGGCAGTAGGGAACCCCGCGCTTCTCGCCCTCTTGACGCCCGCACGGCTTGCCCGTCCGAACGTCCTTCCAGTCCTCTTGGAACCAGCGTCGAAGAGCAGCGCCCTTTTCCGTCTTGCGGACCATCACTTGGTTCCCTTCTTCTTCGCAGAAGACTTGGTCCCCCAGTTCTTGGCCCCGACCTTGCGGCACTTGGCAAGAGCCCCGCTCGCATAAGCGGAGGGGAAGACCTTGTACCGGGCCTTCACCTTCGAGTAGCAAGCGTCTTTGGGCATCACTTGCCCTTCTTGCCCATCGCCATCTGCTTGCGCGGGCTGCACATCGACTGGTCGACGCTGCCACCCTTGGCGTAGCCGACCATGCCACCGCCCATGTAGCCCTTCTTGGCCTTGACCATGCCGCCCTTCTTCATGCCCTTCGATCCACACCCAGCCATAGGAGCCTCCATCACTTGCTTGGCCATACTAGCACGGTTCATTGCTTCTCCGCCATCCGTTCGATGATGTCGCGGATCGCCTTGATGTTCTCGTCCATGCGCGCCATGAGCACCGCTTGGTCCTGAACCAGCGTCTCGAGCTTCTCGGTCCGGACCTCGACCTTCAGGATCCGCTCACGATTATTGTCAATGCCCGCGTTCATCTCACTGACCGACCACACGATTGCAGCTGCCTGCACAAACAGGGTGAAGATCAGCGTGATCGGGACCGATTTGCTCAGGTGCCAGTTGTTGCTCGTGGTTTCCATGTCAGCAGTTCCACTTCCGCAGTGCCTTGTTAATCCGGCTGTCCGGGTCGTTCCGGGTCTTCTCGCTCGTCAGCTTCTTACGCATTCCGGACATTCTGGCACAGAAGCTGCGTTTGCGGGGTCCACCGCCGGGTTGCGGTGGCTTGAGGTTCATGCCTTGGGCTTTGGCCGAGGCGCGCCCCTTGGCGTTCAATCCGCCCTCCGGATCCTTGCCTTCCTTGCGCTGCCAAGCCGGTGTCTTTGCCATCAGAGCGGCCCCCGTTCCTGAATCACCACGATCTGGAAGTACGACGACACGGTGTTGTTTGACCCAGACCCCTGCGCAGTGGCAGTGACGCACTCCCCGGCGTTGATCTTGATCGGGTAGGTGAACGGATACGACACCTCGCCCTGAGATATTGTGGCCTTGGCGGCGGTAAAGATGATGCCAGTGTTCAGCCGCAGCTTGAGACGGCCAAGGACATATTGGTTCCCGGACGTCGGGCCGACCGTCAACTTGCCGTACACTAGATAGCCGGTGTACCCCGCAGGGCACGTCCAGTGTCCGACCAGCGAAATGTTCTCGCCGATACCCATCGCGCTGTACGGGACAGCCGGAACGCCCGCAGTGACAGTGCCGGTGCCAGCATAGATGATGCCCGCGTTCTTTCTGCCAGAACCTGCCGTCAGCACTACCATGCGCTCAATGGCGTCGTAGGTGTTGACGGTGTTGACCTCTGTCTGGCCGTCGAGTGTCACGGTCTCCGTGACAAGGCCACCCGTCCCGTTGACGCCCTCGATGAAGACAGTCCTTGCGCCAGTGCCAGTAGCGTCATCGTCCGCGCTCGTCGAACTGATTTTCATCACGGTTGGAGATGAGGGATGACCAAGGATACCGTCAATCGGCCAGATTGTTTCCTCGCTTGTATCCACATCCGGGTTGTAGCCGAATACATGGACCACAGAGTGGCCGGGAATCTGCCCCCGGCCAACCTGCAGTTCAAACGGCTCGTAGGTGCCGACCTGCGATATCGATCTGATGTCGTAGATCGGCATGGCCCACCTTAGTTGTACAGCGCGGTAAAGCTCGAAAAGACCGTCGTGCCCGCCGTGTAGGTGATGTAGGCACCATTCTCGAACATGACCCCCTCGTCAGGGATCACCACATCGCGCGTGCTGTTGGCCGCAGCAGGCGTCGGAATCGTCAGCATCGCCGTGCCCGCAGCCCCGCCGTTGCGGAAGGGGATCGTGCCCGCCGTGCCCGTGTGGATCAGGTACACCCCACGAATGCGAACCCGCCCAGCATAGACCACGTCCAGCGAGTTGTTCGCCATGCCAACGGTGATCGCACCAGCCGTGTTGGCGTCCACACTGACCTGCGTCACCGTGCGGAAGTACTTCGTGCCCGTGACCGTGGCCGTTGCAGGGCCCGTGATCGACTCGGTCTGCACGTTCCCGTTGACGTCAGTTCCCGTCACCGTGAACGTCCGACCACTGTCCGCGCCAGCAGACGCGATTGTGATAAGACGCGCCGCGACAAACGTCGCGACGCCGCCAGAAGACAGCGCACCGTTGATGGTCAGGTTCTGCACGCCACCCGCAGCCGGGGTCTGCGACTGGCAGACCCCGTCGGCATCAGCAGCGGTGGTGTCCGCCGCGATGTACTTTGCCTTTACGTCAGATCCGGCCATTTGGCCCTCCTATCAGGCGTAGCCGTAGATCTCGATCAGCAGGCGACCAGCGGTGTAGGCGGCGTTGGCCGTGCCTTGGCCAACCAGATAGAGGTACTGGCCTGCCGCAATGTCCGTGCCGAACACCGTGGTGCCGAGCGCCAGCGTACCCGAGTTGATGATCTGGGTCTCGGTCAGGGTCGAGATCGCCACGTCCTCAACGCCCGTGCCTTCGGTCGCCGAGTAGAGGTCGATGTCGTCGTCGCCCCCTGCCGGAGCCTCGAAGCAGGTCATCTTGACGCCGAACACCGTGCCGTTGTCGGCCGCAGTGATGCGCGCGATGTAGGCAACGCCTGAGCCGTTCTTGCCGATGATGTCGCCAGCCGTGCCGCCAGACTGAAGGCCGGTCAGGTCGATCATGATCGAAGTGGTGACGATGCCGTTCTCGGTCTTCACCGAGGTCTCGTACACCGCAGCGGCGCCCTCGATCCCGGCGCCGGTGGCAGCAGGGTTGGCGATGGCTGCGGAGCTCTTGCTGAGCACGGTGACCGTGCCCGTCGTGGCATTCGTGCTGATGGTCTGGAAGCCGTTCTGCGAACGGACGGGACCCGAGAAGGTCGTATTCGCCATTGGTATCTCCTGTCGTGGCGAGAGTCAGCCGCACCGCGCGGCTGTCAGGGATGACGAATCATACAACGCCACAAACCAAAAAGAAAGGCCCCCGCTACGCAGGGGCCTGGTTTCCAAACAGGGAGGTAGTGCCACTACACTAGCATATCCGTCGGAAAAAGAAAGGGCCCCGAAGGGCCCTTTCGCTGCACCGCCGAAGCGATGCAGGGGATCAGGCGGCGCCCGAAGTCCCGAACACGCAGCGCGGGTCCGAGAAGCCGAACGAGTAACGCTCACGCGCCTTGAAGCGCATGTTCCCCGTGTCGAAGTCGGCTTCCATGTTCGTCGAGAGCGGGGTGCGCTCGAAGTGGATGAAGCCACGGGGAGCATCCGTCTTGATGAAGAAGGCGTCCGGGTCGGTGAGGAAGTCGTTGACGACGTACCCTTCCGGAAGCATGCCCATCGAACGGATGGCGTTGATGTCGTTGTCGGCGGTCCCGACGCGGAGGTTCGAAACCATCAGACGCTCGGCAACGAACTGGAGCTGCCGGGGGATGATGAGCTTCATGCCGCGAAGGGCGACCTTGAGACCACGCTCGTCCACGAAACCAGCGATGCTGATGAGCGCGTCCTCGAGCGAGGTCTCGTTCAGGTCAGCATCCACGGTCGGCTTGTTCGCGAACGAGCCGCCGCTGGTCAGCGGGTGATCGGTGGCGCAGAGCGCCTTGCCGTCGCCACCGGCCGAAGCACCGCCCGTGAAGGCGTTGTTCAGAATGGCCGCAGCTTTCACCTGCTTCGTGTGGGCCATCGAGCGAGCGAGGGCTCGCGTGTAGCGACTGCCGAGGCGGTCGTACAGGTTGTCCTCGATGGCTTCCTCGGTGATCGAGAAGGCCAGCGCGATGGTCTCGTGGTTGTAACGCGCGGTGTACGCTTCCTGCGCGTCGTCGTAGTTGATCGCGGAACCCTCCTGCTTCAGGGGCGCCGTACCGAAGCCCGCGAGCATGACTTCCTCCTCGAATGCACGATCCGAGGATTCGGTGGTGTAGATTTCCGCGTGCTGGTTCTCGTACCGGGCGTACTCCATGCCGAAGAGGGCATTGAGGCCGGGTTCCAGCTCTTTCGCAAGTTGTGCGCGAGAGATAGCCATTGTTCCGCCTCCTTACACGCCAGTCGTCGAAACAGTACCAGCAGCAATCGAGCCGTTCGGCGCGTTGAAGTGGTTGTTCAGACGAACGAGGACAGGGATACCAGCCGATGCGAAATCCGCATTTTCAGGATCCTCTTGGATCCCCATGATGCGAAGCTGCAGCGTGTTGGTGGTGTCAATCGTCTGCACGTCGAGCGTGGCAGACGAGATGCCGGTGATCGTCGAACCGGACTGAGCGCTCGCAAAGTTCGCGTTGGCGAACACGGCGGCGCGCAGCTCGGCTTCGGTATCCCACGACGTGTTGAGGTTCGACGTGGCGATCACGAAGGTCTGGAGCGGGTTGTCGTAGACGAACGCGCGGACCGGATAGAGCGAGTTTGCGCCCGACCCCGGCCAGTAGTTCGACCACGTCTTCTTGCCCGTGGTGGAAGAAACGTACTCGCATCCCCAGAACACGCCAAGGAGACCCACAGTGCCGCCGGAAGCCGCGCCAACCCGGTCGATGAAGCCGGTGTTGAGCGGGATTACAGGAGCGCCCTGATAGATCGCGTTGGTGTTGCTCGAAGAGATGCGGTACTCGGTCGTCCCCGTGCTGTTCGGCGCCGAGCCGACAACACCCACGGGGCGCAGACCAAAGGCAACATTGACGTTTGCCATAGTACTACTCCTTCAGGTTGACACTAGGAGGCCCCACGGCCCCCAAACGAGACACGACTTTGCCGACTGCGAGAGATCGGCATCGAAGGATGTTGATCCTTCATCAGGTCCTCATCGACTGCAACCATCTGTTCGCGGGCCCGGGTCCCGTAATACGCGGCTCTTTCGTTGGCTGTCTCGACAGGAATGCGGCACAGCATCAGACCACCGTTGCCGATGATCCCCGTGTACTTGCCTTCATCGATCACCGGAGCATGGAACTCCGGGTACTCGTCAGCCCGCACGGGTTCCCAACCTTCCCGCAGCCTCTGGTAGGCGTTGGTCTTGTCGTCTTCCCCACGGACCGCGATCCGAATCCAGCGATGCACATAGCCCGGAGGGGCTTTCGGGGCATCGAGGCGGCTGGGCGGTGCCCAAGGTTTGCGGCGCGAATTGGCTTCGCGGGTGTCGCTTGCGCGAGGTGTTCTATCGGTCATCGTCTCACTCCTTCACAAACTTCGCATATTCATGAAGCGGTACGTTCAACCGCTTCGCCATCGCAACCTGCGAAGGTGTCAGCTTAACCGTTCCGCGCCCCTGCTTTGTACTGCGGGATGCCGAGGAACCAGCCGAGGCGACGCTGGATTCCACGCCCGATTTGACCGGCCGAAACTTGTTCGGAAACTCCGAACGAAGTCGGCGATCAAGCTCAGTGTAATACTCATCGCCCTGCGGGTCAAACCCTTCATCTTCGACGAGCGTTGCATGAATTGCGAAAGCCGCTGACGTCAGCATGCGGTCTTCGCCGAACCACTTGTTCTTTTCGGCCCACGCCTTGGCCTTCGGGTCGGCCTGCCGCTGTGGTGCGGGCTGCTGAACCGTGGCCTGTTGCACGGGCTGCATCTGCTGCGGCGCCGGATCCTGCGTCGTAGCGGAACGCGCTTTGACCGCATCATACCGCTGCTTCTGTACGGCAAGATTGGACAGGTCCTCTTGCGCCTTGAGCATCCCGTCCGGGTCGTTGGCCTCAGCCGCAGCCTTGTAGGCGCGACGAGCCTGCTCAAGTTGGGTGTTCAGGCGGGTGCCGTACTCCTGCAGGTATCCCGTGTCGAGCTTCTGCACCCGGCTCTGAAGCTGCTGGTTCTCCTGCATGAGGCGCTCGGCAAGGCGCGTGGCCTCCTGTCGATCACGCTCCTCCTTGCGCATCCGCTCCGTCAGCTTGCGGATGCGGTTCTGCACGTTCTTGCTGTAAGACTGGAGGTCGTCGTCCGAGTCATCCGACTCGGGCTCCGGACGCGCTTTGGCAGCAGGTGTCTGCTCCCCCGTGTCGGTGGGCTCCAGTTCGACCTCGATCAGGTCCGATTCGTCCTGCATGGCGTCGGCCATGTGATCCTCCTATACATGCCGTATGTCGTCGGGATTCTTCAGCGTCGCGATCACCTCGTCGTCGTTGATGATGCGAACCTCGCCGCCGTCGATCTTGAACCGGGATCCCGAGTACCGGGGAATGCTGACCCAGTCGCCCTTCTTGCACCAAGGCTCAGCGTCGGGCCCAAACTTCTCCGGGTCCTTATACGCTTCCGGGCCCAGCTTCAGGACGTAGGCAACCACTGTTGCAAGCGCCTCCCGCTCCACAACCTGATCCGGAAGGATGATGCCCCCTTCGGTTTTCTCACGTCCCTTGTAGGGCATCACCAGAATGCGCCACCCCGTAGGCTGGGGAAGCCGGTCCAGTAGCGACATGCTGAGAAGGGAGGGGTCGAGAACCCTCGCGTTGGGCTCCACATATGCCGACTCGACGGATGCTGCGGCTTTTTCGGCGAGACGATCCGAGTTGATCTTCTTCGCCACATGGTCAGGAAGAAAGAGTGTCTTCGACATCTTGAGCCGTTTTCTCCAGCAGGGCTTTCATTTCGTCTTGAGCGTAGGCAAGGCCCCGTATCTCGCCTACGACCGTCTTGTAGTGCTCCCAGCTCAGCGCGCCGTCGTTGGCCAGAAGCTCCGAGAGTTCTTCCTCACGGTTCCGCAACAACTTATACACACGCCGTGCGAAGTCTACAACATCCATTAGAAAAACTCACCATATGTTTCTTGTTGCTTGGCTGTGATCGGCCCACCCTTGACCCAGTTGTCGCAGGTGTTCTTCGCCTCGCAGACGAACTTCCACTTCTGGCAATAGCCCGTATTCCCGCTCTCGTCGCCGATGCATTCCATGATGTCCTCGGTCTGGTTGTAGGCGCCACAGCTCCCACACACCTGATCCTGACGGAAGGACACCCCAACGTCGGGCTCGCGGTAGTTGGCGTACTCGACCGCCTCCTCCCGGTTTTCCGCGTTGATCTCTTCGTCCATGGTGGCGAGGGGGCACATGTCCCCTTCCTCGTCCTCCTCGTACTTGTCGACTTCCATCTCCTCGTCCGGGAGGATCTTGAGCTCAATCCGTACCATGGCTGTCTCCACAAAGCCGAGCGTAGGTTTCGTTGTGAACCACTGTGTCTACCAGCAGTTGTCGGTCATTGGCCAGAAGCCACCGAACAGTGGCTTCCCCCTCGAAGAGGTGAGGCACTGCAATGTCGCAGTAGTCCCCATCAAGGCTTCTCGCGCATCCAGCGAGCAGCGCGGTCAGCAAGACCAGTGTCGTCCATGACTTCAACATCGCGCCTCACCTCGTTCGCCCCGCGCATTGCCTCGATCCGATCCGCATTCCTCTTGGCCTCTGCCTTGGCAAGAGCGCCGTCGATCCACCGAGAGCGCATGCCAAGGATGCCGAAGAGGAACGCCCCGGATAGGAGCGCCCACATCTTCCACCGGAACGGAATCACCGCCAGCCAGCCGACCACGCCTTGACCCTCTCCCGCATGATCCACAGCGCCGCCACGACGATGATTCCGGCAAGCACCAGTGCTGCCACCTGTGCGTACCCGTCCAGCGTTCCAACCGCAGCCACGGCGCCGCCCGCCCCAGTGGCCACTTGAACGGCAGAGGCCTGAATGGTCTTCGATGAGACAACGCTCTCGCGCTGCTCAGGTTCCGCTGGCAGATCGTTCGCGGTGTTCGGGAACCGATCACCCCACGTCCGGGGAGTGCCGGTGTCGATGTGCATGAATCCCTGCTTCGGGTAGTAGCCGAAACCAGTGAAGCCGCAGGACCGAGCCGCCGCCTCGAACTCCGTCGGGTTGTGGTTGTCCATGCGGATGTCGAACGCACAACCCTGCATGTGCAGGCTTTCCTTGGCACCACCAACCTTCTTGTTGTGCTCCGGGCTCCGGTAACCCGAGGTTACCAGAATGGGAACTCCGAGACGGTCGCGAAGCGCTTGGAGCTTGTCCATGGCGTTCGCATCGATCAGCAGACCTCCGGTCCCCTTGCACGCCATCTCGCGCGGGGAGAACGACTTCCACGGCCACTTGTCCTTGGGGACATCCTTCCAACTTCTGTACAGCATCACATGACTCCTACGAATCGTTGCGGGCGGGCGATGCGGCTGTAGGCCTTTACCATCCCACCGTCTGCCTTCTTCTGCGGCTTGGCCTTCCCCGCCTTCGACAGCGCAATGGCAATCGCCTGCTTCTGCGGCCGACCAGCCTTCATCTCGGTCCGGATGTTCTCCGATATGACCTTCTGGGACTTACCTTCTCGGAGGGGCATTCATGTTCCTCATCTGCATGTTCTGGCGCTGCATGTTGATGCGCTCCCGGTTTACCGCATTGCGGTCGTCGGCAATCTGCTCTTGGCTCTCGATCCGCGCGACGGTGGCCAGCGCCTGCTGCTGAATCCGCTTGTCTTCCATCCGGTTGTCTTCGACGTCCGCCTGCGCCTTGCGCATGATGTCCTGCTGCTTGAGGTCGACCTCTTTCATCCGGATCTGGACGAGCGGGTCCTGCATCGGATCCTGCGGCGGCGGCATCATGCGGGCCATGATCTTCTGGACCAGAGAAAGCTGCTGCAGGGCGATCATCTTCTCCAGCTCCGCAGGGTCCTGCATCTGCTGCTGAACCCGCATGATCTGCTGTTGTGCCTGCATCGGATCTAGCGCCCCGGCCTGCACCATCATCTGGGTCTGGGAGATCAGGCCGTTGATTTCCGTCACGACCTGCTCACGAGACAGCAGCGAGATGTGCTCCATGATGTGGGAGTAGAGCACGCCCATGATCGGCGGCGAAGACTGCACCAGCGGGAGCTGCAGGATCGACAGGTGGATCTCGATGTGTGCGTCGTGGTTCTGGCCCTCGAACGCCTGAAGAAGCTGCCCCGCGAGAGCCCGGCCGTTCTCCACCACCGCATCGGACGGCTGCGGTTGCGGGGGCGGCGGCAACAGCTCGTCGATGTTCTGGACCTCGAGGGCCTGATACATGCGACGATATGCCGCGTGCAGGTTGTGGATGTCCGGGTTCGACTGCGCCAGCTGCAGCTGGGTCTGGGCCAGAGCAATGCGCTGGGACATCGAGAAAATGTTCGGGTCGCTGACAGGAAGTACGTCAACCCTGCCGTCAAAGTCCGCCGCCTTGATCGTCTTGTCGCCACCCGCCACTTCGTAGGGGTACTCCGGCGGAAGGCTCTCCGCGAAGATCCGGGCGAGGATCTTGAACTCCTGCCGCTGCGCGTAGTGCAGGCGCTTGTGGATCGCCGACATGACCTTCATGCCGCGCTCAAGCAGAGCGACCGTGGTGCCGACCGGAGCCTCTTGGTTCATGTTGCTGACGCGCTCGTCGGCCAGCGAGATGAACCTGCGACCCGCCTCGACCAGTGCGCCCAGAAGCTGCGCGAGCGTGGCCGACGGCTCCTTGTACGGGAGCGGCATCAGCGAGTTGCGCAGGTCGCCCCCGGGGACGTCGATGTCCCTCCACTCGCCCGGTTGAATCGGGCTGTCGTTGTCCCGAACCCGCAGGCCCTTGGCCTTGAAGCCGCCCGGCAGGTTGGACAGGGTGCCCGCGTCGATAAGCTGGCGTAGAATGCTGGTGGACGCCCGGCCGATGTTCCCGATCATGTGGATCAGGCCGAAGCCGTAGAAGCCAAGGCCCGGCAGGAACTTGTAGTGGACGAAGTACTGCTTCTTCTTGGCGAGTTCCGCGCCCTCGGCGAAGTTGCGGCGGATCGACAGGATCTTCCCCGAAGCCTCGTCAATCGTCACGATGTAGGGGAGCTTGATGCCCGTCGGCTCCCCTGCAGGGGACAGGTCCGGAAAGTCCTCGAGGTCCAGCTCGACGTGCATCTCCAGCAGCATGAAGGTCGTTTCCTGCTGCGAGGGGCTCGTGCCTTGGATCTCGTCCACCTTCTCCTTGACCTGATCGCGCTTCTCATACCCGTCAGGCTGGATGTCGACATCGCGGTAAAAGCCCGCGATCTGCATCTTGCGGAGGTCGTTCTCCTCCATGCGCAGCACATGGGTGACGCGAGGAGACGTCTGCAGATCAGACGCCGAGTACGGAACCACCAGATCCTGCGCTGGAACGAACCGTGCAACCGCCCGCTGCAGGGACTCGTCGAAGTAGACCTTCTTGAACGTCGAACCAGACAGCGGCAGGTAGAACAGGAGCTGATCCATGTCCGGATCGTACTCCTCCATGACCTCGGTGGTCTGGTAGTTCATGAACTCCTTGACCCGCTGAGCCTGCTCCTCGCGCTCCTTGGTCACCGTGCCGATGATCTGCGTCTTGACCGGGCCACCAGAAGGCAGCAGCTCCTTGTACGCCTGCGCTTGGAACTGGGTCACGCTCTCGCTGATCAGCGGATGAGTGACGCTGGACGCCCCCTCGAACGGCTCGGTCCGCTCCTCGTTCTTCACCCCCAGCAGGTTCAGGCCCTTCGTGTAGCCGTCCTCCCACTCCTTGCGCGACATCAGGTCGTCCTGATACGCACCGCGAAGCTCCGTCGAAATGCGCTCCAGCTCGCCCTCGTCGATGTACTCGGCAAGGTTTGCCGAGTGCGCAACCGGACCCATGTCCTCGGCCATCGGCTCGCGGATGATGACGCTGCCGTCGTCCTGCTCGATTATCTCGACGCCGTCGCTGAAGTCGTTGACCTCGGGGACCTCGACCTCAACTCCCTCCATGTCGGGCTGAGCCGCAGGTAGCGGTCTGTCCACTTGCGCGGCAAAGGGCATCGGAGGCAACGCCATCAGTAGTACTCCCTCTTGCGCCGGAACTCCCGGCCCTCTGGTTCTTCTTCCCCGGCAAGCGCGACAAAGCCGCCCTGACGAAACCTCATCAAGGCCGAGGTCATACTATCACAGTAGTCGTCGTTGTCTCCATACGGAAAGGAGGCAATCTCTTCGATCACTTCATCCGAGAACTTTTTGGCTTTTGGCGCCCAAACAAGACCAGCCTCGAACATCGGTGCGACCATATGCATGCGGGTCGTCTTGTCCACCCCGCCGCCACCCGCGCGCTTTCCCGGCGAAAACCCAAGCGCCGGGATCCCTCGCAGCCGCAGCTCGTCGATCAGCGGACGACCGGACGCCTTGGCCTCGACAAGAACCATGTCCGGTTCCCAGTACTTGAACTCCTCGTACGCCAGTTCCTTCAGCTCCGGGAAGCTCCACCGGCCGCGCTGGGCATCCAGCAGGATGATGTGGTCCGGTCCGCCCTCCTTCGGCTTGAAGACCCCCCACGTCGTGATGGCGGAGTAGTCCGCCGTCTCCTTCTTGGAGTAGGCGGTGTCATAGGCCTGCAGAACGTAGTCGACCTTCGGGATGTCTTCCTTCTCCCAGTCCTGCCACCACTCCCGTTTGATGATGGCAGACTCGTTCCCCGTCGGGATCTGCTGCCACTGGGCACTCCACTTGGCAACCGGAAGCGCAGCCTTGATCCGGAGAAGCTCGTCCTTCTCCCAGAACTCAGGCCAGAGCGGCTTGCCGCTCGGCATGATCGCAGGGAACTCGACGACCTCCCACTGGTCGGCCATCGTGTCCGACATCTGGGCCTCGAGAAGACGGCCCGTCAGGTCCTTCTTTCCCCACCGCGTCATCACGAGGATGATCGCACCGCCCGGCTGCAGACGCTGCCGGGGACCAGAGGTGTACCACTCGTACGCATAGTCGAACGCCGTGTCGCTCAGCGCGTCCTGCTCCGAGTGAGGGTCGTCGATGATGAAGAGGTCAGCGCCTCGCCCGGTCACCGCCGCGCCCACACCAGCGGCGAAGTATTCGCCACCCGCCGCTGTCCCCCACTTGCCCGCGCCCTTGTTGTCGTCCTTGAGGGTCGTGTCCGGAAACACCTCGCGGTATCGAGGGTCGTCCAGCAGATCTCGGACCTTGCGGCCGAACCGAACCGCCAGTTCGGTGTTGTGCGTGGCCTGAATGATCTTGAGCTTCGGGTTTCGGCCCAAGAACCACGCAGGCATGAGGTAGCTGGCGAACTCGGACTTCGAGTGTCGAGGCGGCATGTTGATGATCAGCCGCTTCAGCTCGCCACGCGCAACGCGCTCCAGCTTCTCCGCGATGATCCGATGGTGCTGTCCCTCGATGAAGTTGTCGTAGACGTGGTGAACGAACGGCATGAAGTTGGCCGTCGCCTTCTCCCGTATCTCCAAACGGTTCTTGGCCTCCGTGAGCATGAGCAGCTCACGGAGGACCTCATCTGGCAGCGAGTGGATGTTCATCTAATATAGCCAAGGCGCCGTTGAAGATCGAGGATGCTCTGCGGGGTCACCGAACCTATGCCTTGCTGTACATAGTAGTTCTGATCCGGCGTAACCGGAAATCTGAAATCTGTTCGACCAGAAGAAGGAGCCGCTTCGTATCCCCCGGGGTAGAGCATCTCGAACGTGGATACTCCGCCCACCAGTTCAGGGGAGTATTGGTAGTAGTTACCCGTCGAAACCGGGGTGTATCTCGGCGCAGCTACGGGGCGCATGCGCCCGTAAGTTGTTCCTCCCGTTGAAGGGGGAGCGGTAGGTATCCCTCCACCAACTCCCGTTCCTGTTCCTGTTCCTGTTCCCGTTCCTGTTCCCGTTCCCGTTCCCGTTCCCGTTCCCGTTCCTGTTCCGCCACCGGCACCAGTTCCCGCTCCGCCACCGGCACCAGTTCCGACCCCGCCACCGGCACCAGTTCCCGCTCCGCCACCGGCACCAGTTCCGGCCCCGCCACCGGCACCCGTTCCCGCTCCGCTGCCGACTCCCCGATAGGTGGCCACAGGAGTAGGCCGAGTGACAGCGGTCTCTGGCCGTGGGGTCGTGACCCTTGGACCTTCTGGCCGTGGGGTCGTGGAACCCGTCGTGCCGAGGGCACCCGGAGGAGATGCTTGAGGTGTCTTGGCACTTCCCTGATCGGTCCGTGCGGGTTGTGGTAGATTGACCAGCTCAACCGTTGTAACCTGCGGCTCCAAGGTCACCAGTCGCTCGCTGTTCTGACGGAACGCGCCCTCAAACGCCGCACGAGCGTTGAAGTCCGTTACCAGATCCACACCGGCAGGGACCGTGATCGCCTTCAGCCCCAAACGGTCCGCCAGCTGCTGCATCTCGGAAGGGGTGGGATACCCCTGAAACGTCGCTACCACCTTTCCGTCAACGGTGCGAACCGTGTAGCTGGGCGCTTGTCCGTCCGCTTGGGTCACGGACATGCTCAACGTTGGCGCTGCAAGCCCGGGGATGACAATCCTTGCGTCTTGGTCGGTTGTTAAAACGCCGCCCGGAACTTCTCGCGTTTGAACGATGGCCCCGGGACGATCAACGGCAGCGGTCTCACTCGATCTCACAGGCGCCGTCGTCGCACCAGCCCCAGATGGAGCCAGCGGATTAACCTCTTTCGGACCAGCCGGGGTCTGCGCCGTGAACTTCTCCGTCACAAAGTCGAAGCCCAGACCTAGCTTCTCGGCCAGATCGGCCTTGGCCACCTTGGTGTCCACCACCGCTTGGTTGGCCGCAGCCGTCCGCATCTCCGC